ATAAAAGGAATTGAATATTTAGAGAAAAAATTTAAAGAGTTTGATCCTTCAGGAGAGATTTTACGTCGGTTTTTTCGCTACTGGAACGAGAAGCCAAGTGGTCTAGGATCTCCGAAGCGAGCCAAGGTTGATCTTTAAGATAATCCAAAGCATCAATAAGTTCCATTTCAGGTGTATAGTTGTCAATTAAATCTTTATATTCCATAGTCATCCTCTTGTGGTATTGGTTTTTGATGGAGAGGGATAGTTACTGATCTGAAGCCTTCTTCAAAAATTTCTTGTCCCATTTGAATAATTTCTTTGTTTTTTTCATCATTCATACCTATTTTAAGCAATACTAAATATCCGATCAAATCATTTACAACATCTTCATCATTTGCAAGAAGTCCAGCACCTTTCATAATTCGATTTAATTTATCGTCAATTCTTACTAATAGTTGTTCTACTGGCGATGCTTTACTAAATACTCTACAAGGTTTTAAAGCAGAGTTACCGTATTTTCTATTTTTATGTATTAATAATTCTTTAATATCATCACAGACTCCACTAATTTTAGTTTCTGATTCTGACATAGCCATGTTAATTCCTCGTAGAATGTCTCTATG